GACGCATGGTAAAACGAAAAATAAAATTTAGGTGGACATGCTCCGACTATTGTGACCACAAACACCGTTTCAAATTAACAGCGTATCTTTGTGGTCGAGTCCAGTATTTTTCCAGCAAAGTAAAACGGTTTTTCGCATGGTAGCAAACAAAAAAACAGTAGCAGATCCATCGCCGCGAGTTGCAGAACTCGAAGCAAAGCGGAAGATGGTACGCGCTATCATGGGTGGAACTGAGCATCTTCGCCAGCATAAGGAGTATTTGCCTCAACACCCGGCAGAGAGCGATGGCGTTTACAAGCAGCGGGTTAAGCGTGCATTCCTCACCAACTTCGTCGCCCAGGCAATCGACAAGTCAAACGGGAAGATTTTCGCCAAAGAGGTGACAGTAGAAGAAGCACCGGCAGAGATCGAGGCGCTCAACGAGAACATTGACCGGCAAGGAAACGCTCTGCACCCGTTCATTATGTCGGTGAGCGAGCAAGCGTTCGCTGATGGTATATCATTTGCCCTGGTTGACGTTCCTAAGGCTGAAGGCGTGCAGACCTTGGCAGACGAAAAGCGTCTTGGCATTCGACCGTATGCGATCCACATCAAGCCTGAGCAGGTTCTTGAGACGCTGTTCGAGATGGTCGAAGGTGTGGCGACCCTCACCAGGGTGCGGATCATGGAGCACGTTTCCGAGCCTTCGGATGATTGGGAATATGCGTCGTTTGATCAAGTCCGGGTGTGGCACCTTGAGCAGACTAATACCGGAACGTATGTTTGGTGGGAGTTGTACCGCCAGGATAAGCAAAACGATTGGGTGTTGTTTGACTCTGCTGTTACATCATTTAGGCGCATCTACCTGATACCGTTCTACACCAATCGCGTCGGGTTTTGCGAAGGTGAGCCACCGTTTCAGAACATTGCCGAGCAGAATATTGAACACTGGCAATGGAAGAGCGAGCATGCCCATGCGCTTTCGATGTGCTGCTTCGGAATGTACACGGCAGTTGGTGTTCAAGAGGGGTGGCAATTCCAAGTTGGACCGGCAAAGACACACACCTCTACATCCTCTGATGCAAAATTTGGGGTTCTTGAAACTACCGGGACCGGCGTTACCCTGGCAAAAGACACGCTGAAAGAGATTGAATCCCGCATTGAAACCACTGGCGTCAACCTCCGGGTAGAAAACGCCGGGAAAGTCACGGCCACAGCCGCAGCACTCGACAGCGACGAAACCAACGCCGGGTTGAAGGCCATTGCCAAAGGTTACAGCGACTCGATTGAGTACATGTTTCAGGCGTTTGCCGAGATAATGGGCCTTGACCCGAACAACGCTGGCGAGGCCAAGGTTAACGATGACTTCGGCACCAAGAAGGGATCTGATGCCGGGTTGAATGCCCTGGTTGGATTGCGGGCAACTGGCGATATCAGCAGGAAGCAGATGCTCCTTGAATTGAAAGACCGCAAGGAGTTGAGCGAAGGATTTGACCTTGATGTCAACGAGGAAGAGCTTGGGGCAGAGGAACCTGCACTCGGGATGATTGACCAAACAGGGCAGACCGCTTAAAATGGCCGCATGGCCGATAAAATTGTTCGATTACCCACACAGAGAGAACGCATCCTGAAGGAAGATGAAAAATTCTCCTGGTTTATCCACGAATGCAAGAATGTTGAGTTCTTTCTTCGTGGTGACGGCGCAGTGGTTTGCACAAAGTGCCGGAAAGTAATCGGTCGTTATGAGTTGGATGATGATTGATTTTGCTCTGGTTTAACCTCTATAATGAATGTTTCGTTGAAGTAGTTGGCGAGTTTTTGAAGGCTTGCCATATTTGGCTCTGTAATCCCTGCCATGTACCTTTGTAAGCTAAGGGAGTTTATTCCAGACTTTTGACAAAACTTATTCATACTTATTCTTGATGGTATTTCAGCGTGTAGCAACTCAATTACTCTGTGTGGTGTTCTACCCTGTATAATTTCAATTTTTTCGCGCTCTCCTCGCAGTGAACTTACAGACACACCGAAATAGTTTGACAGCTTAACAAGTGACTCGTCGGATGGGCGCCCAAGTCCTGCCATGTATCTATCAACGCTGTTTCTGTTTAGCCCAGTTATACGGCAAAACTCATTCCTTGAAATTTTTTCAGGTATGGTTGCGTTGAGTAAATCAGTAACTTTGCTGTAAGTCTTTTTCATACAATCACCTGATATTTTTATTATATACGTAGCATGTATTAATACTAATGTATAAACGCTAGACAGTCAATACAATTTCACAAATTTGCACGTAATGGCCAAGATCCAAAAAAGCCTTTTTGACCTCCTGCTCAAGCGTCAAATCAATATTGGTCGGTACGGAGAAAAGAAGGTTCGTGACATTCTTTCCCTTCTCAACGCAGCAGACAGAGAGATCCTTGCTAAGATTGCAGAGCGAGGAGAAACAAAATCATTCACTGGCGCACGTTTAAAGCGTTTCCTGAAAGAAATAAGAAGCATGATAGATGCAACCTACGGTGAGTTGCACGGCACGCTTCAAGAGGAGATGCTAGACTTTGCCGAACACTCTGCCGAGTTCGCCGGTTCAGCGCTCGCTTCTCAATTGCCCGTTAAATGGTCGCCTGTTTCGCTTTCCAAGGAACAGCTACTTGCTATCGTCGATGATACCCCCATTGCCATAGGGCCTGAAAAACGGCTGTTGCTCGAAGAGATATTCCAGAGCATGGCAGCGCACAAGGAGGAAGCAATTCGCGGGGCTTTGCGGCTTGGCATGGTGCAGGGTGAAACCGTACCAGAAATGATTCAACGGTTACGCGGGACCAGGGCCGAGCAGTACCGGGATGGGTTGCTTGAAGGTTCGCGCCGGTCAATGTCAGGGATTGTGCGGTCGGTTATTCAAGCGACAAACAACAACGCCGTGCAAGCAGTCTACGATAAAAACAGCGAGGTGTTGAATGGTTGGGTGTACGTTGCCACGCTCGATTCACGCACATGCTCAGTATGCTTCTCCAAGAGCGGGAAGCAATTCGACCTTGGCGAAGGTCCGCTTCCGATCCTCCACGTGAATTGCCGTTGCTTCCAAGCTCCTGCAATCAAGTCATGGGAAGAGCCAGAGTTCGGCAAGTTCCAGCGGGCGAGCAAAGGTGGGCCGGTTGACGCTGATATCAGTTTCAACGATTGGCTGAAAGGTCAAGATTATGACACACAGGTTGAACTGCTTGGACCTGCACGGGCGAAGCTGTTCAGCGATGGGAAGTTGACGCTCGACAAGTTTACGGATGCGAGCGGGAAATTACTTTCGCTTGACGATTTAAAGCAAAGAATAAAACCGCCTTCCACTGTCGTTGACTATAGTAATCTAAAGACGATGCCAAGTTATATTGATGGAGTCCCTATTTATAAAGAACGGCACAAAGGAAAGCGGTTTATAGCTATGGGGAATAAGGTTAGGATATCTTTAAATACATCGTCTCCTGCTTGGAAGGATATGGAAGGGTGTGTTGAAAAATATCACAAGGACGGCTGGTTCTCCTCTCCAGATAAAAATCATGTTATATATCATGAACTTGGCCATGTGCTTTCCAAAAGGAAGATATCAAATGACAAGGATGCATACTTAAAAAACCTGAACGCATTTTCAAATGGTTTTTTCAAAAAAATAGCGTCAAAAGTGAGTAGATATGCAGCAACAAATGGACATGAGTTTGTTGCAGAGGTATACGCAGCGAAAAGGGCTGGTGTTGAACTAGACGAAGATGTTTTAAAATATTTCGAATTTATTCTTGGGGTTGAGATTTGACCACCTACGAAGATGTCACCAATCAAACCGATGAAGAACTTGTTTTGATGGCGAGAGATCTTGGCCTTCCTGATGATTTTTTTATAAAACAGAGGGAAGAGTTGATTGAAAAAAATAAATCGAAAGAAACTGGAAGCAAAAAATCAGATAAATAAATAAAAACCACACATTTTAGCAAGCCTCGATTCTCAATGAGAGTCGGGGCTTTTTTTATTTCAGCAGTAAAAAGGCAGTAAAAAGGCAGTACCACACAAAGGCAGTAAAAAAGGCAGTACATCAAAAGGAATCACACCATGAAATTGAAGATTGACGAAAAAGGCAACGCAGTCCTGCAAGACGGGCATCCGGTTTACATCCATCCGAATGGGACCGAGGCGCCGTTTGACGCGAAAGAGGCAACGGTGAAGATTGCGCAGCTCAACCAGGAGAACGCGCAGTTTCGCACATCGAGCAAAGAGGCGAATGATAAACTCGCTCTCTTTGGCGACATTAACCCGACAGAGGCGACCGAGGCTATCCAGTTCAAAAACAGCCTGGCAGGTAAAAAGCTGTGGGATGACGAGTCGGTGAATAGCCGGGTTGAGGCTGCAATTAAGCCGCTCAATACGCAAATCGAGGCGCTGAAGTCTGAGAAGGAATCGCTCAATGGTGAGTTGTACAGCGAGCGAGTCTCAAAGCAGTTTGCCGCGTCGCCATTCCTCAAGGAAAAATGCCTTCTTCCTCCTGACATTGCAGAGGCTTATTTCGGCAAAAACTTCAAAATGGAAGGAAATAAGGTCACAGCCTTCGATGCTTTAGGTAACCAGATTTTTTCCACGGTGAAGCCTGGAGAGCCAGCAAGTTTCGAGGAGGCAATTCAAACCCTCATTAACACGCACCCGCAGAAAGATACCTTTCTGAAGGCAAGCGGGATGAATGGTGGAGGAACGCCGCAGAATAGCGGCGGTGGTGGCCAGAACAAATTTGACAATCTCCCCCCAGCTGCACGAATTGCAGCCGCAAGGGAGGCTGGAATTAAAGAGTAATCGCCTCGCGGCGAGGAGAAATAAATTATGGCAATCACATTGCTTGAAGCTGCAAAACTGGAGCCGGGAAAGGTTATCCGAAACTCCATCATCGAGATGTACACCGGGTCTTCTGATATCCTGGCAAATCTCCCTTTTGACAATATTACCGGAAACGCTATGCAGTATAACCGGGAAGGTGCTCTTCCTGGCGTTGGGTTCCGTGGCGTGAACGAGTCGTATACGGCAAGCACTGGTATTTTGAATCCCGTAACCGAATCCCTGGTCATCGCCGGTGGCGACCTGGACGTTGACAAATTCATCCTTGACACTATGGGGATGAATGTACGTTCAACCCATGAGGCCATGAAGGTTCGGGCGCTTTCTCTGGCATGGACCGCCAAGTTTTTCAACGGAGACACCGCCAGCGATCCCCGCGAGTTTGACGGCCTCAAGGTGAGGATTACCGGCGACCAGAAGATTGCCGCTGGAACGACCGACAACGGGACCGCTCTTTCCCTTGCCAAGCTTGACCAGGCAATCGACCAAACGCTCAACCCGACGCACCTTATCATGAACAAGGGCATGGCCCGCAGGTTTGCCGCCGCTGCCCGTTCCACCTCCGTGGGTGGGTTTGTTCAGTTCGACCTCGGAGAGTTGGGCAAGCGACCGATGAGCTACAACGGAATTCCGATCATCACCGTTGATCTGGACAACGCTGGATCAACCATCATCGGAAACACCGAAGCTTGCACCGGTGGCACCGCAACCGGTACGTCCATTTATGTCGTTTCCTTTGGCGATGGCATGTTTACCGGCATCCAGAACGGGATGCTCTCCGTCCGCGACCTTGGCGAGTTGCAGACTCAGCCCGTGTTCCGCACCCGTGTTGAGTGGTATTGCGGCATGGCTATTTACAACGGACGCGCGGCAACCCGCCTGTGGTCCATCGCTGACGCTGCCATTACTGCGTAAGGAGGTGAATAATGGCTAACCTGTATTCTCAATTTACCTATGATGATGCCCTTGAAATGAAAGCGGCTGGCCTTGTGGCCGCATCCGCCGACGGGAGCATCCTTGACCTTGGCCCTGGTCTTTTTGATGGTTTCCTGGTCATTGATATGTCGGCCTGTGAAATTGCCACCGGTGACGAAATATACACCGTTTCCGTTGAAGGCTCCACCGTGGCCGCGATGACTTCCGGTTCTGTGTGCCTTGGTAAAAAGGTATTCGGAAACCTTGTTGTTCCCATGGATGCAGCACTTTCAACCGCTGGCCGTTATGTCATCCCGTTCCGCAACGAAGAGGGTGGAACTCTCTACCGGTATGTGCGGTTATCCACGCTGGTTGCCGGTGACGTAGCTACCGGGATTAACTTCAGTGCGTTTCTTGCGAAACGGTAAACTGATCAACCACAAGTATTTCAAGGCGGGTGTCTTTGGCATCCGCCTTTTTTATTTGGAGGCCAATCCATGGCAAAAGTAACCGTTTATGATCTGGAAGGGAAACCGCACGAAATGGAATCAGTGGATGCCAAGGAGTGCTGCGCGGAAATGGGGTGGACGGTTGTAGCCCCGGAGAAAGAGCCGGAGAAATCACCGGAAAAAACGAAGGGTAAATAATGGCTCTCACTTGCGAAGATGGCAGCATCATAACCGGTGCGGAAAGCTATGCTGATGTTGATTATGCCAACACCTATCACTCAAATCGCGGAAACTCGCTATGGACAGGTGAAGAATCGGCAAAAGAAGCAGCTCTTCGCAAGGCGGCAACATACCTGGATGGAGAGTATAGGAGAAGGTGGAAAGGGTTGAAGGTTGAGCCGCTGGTACAGGTGATGGAGTGGCCGCGCATGGGCGTACGCCTTGTTGACGAGCCATACCCTTATCTCGATTCAGAACCAACGCTTTTCGATGCCACCTATTACGGTTTTCTCGCCTATGACACCATCCCCCAACGCCTCAAAGATGCACAATGTGAGCTTGCACTGCGGGCGCTGTCGGCTGAGTTGGCGCCGGACAGCACGGGCCGGGTGAAGCGTGAGAAGGTGGATGTGCTCGAAACTGAGTGGTTTGACGGTGAGGACTCGACCAGCACCACCTATCGCGTTGTCGAACAACTCCTCTCCGACCTGCTCAAGCCGAAAGGCAGTGCTGATGTTCTGAGGGGTTGATATGGCGACTCAATCAAGCGTTGCAGCGACCCTTCGCAAGAAGGGATTCGCCATGACGCTGAACCATACCACGCTTGGCATCTATGACCCGATTACTGGCAGTTATTCCGGTTCGTCGCTTACATCAAGCACGGTCTACGGGATCGTCAAGCCGTTCGGCGTAATGACCGTTGCTTTCTCTACAACGCTTGGCGACTCGCTTATCAAAGCGGGCGATCAACAGGCGGTTATAGAGGGCACGGTTGCCCCGGTGGTTGGCGATACGATGCAGGTGATGAGCGAGACATGGAACGTGGTCAACTTCGACCAGATCTCCCCCCAGGGTGAAACGCTGCTTTACAAGGTGCATTTGAGAAAATGAGCTTCGCAATCGACCTTACACGCATCACCAAGAAGTACAAGAAAGGCGTTGGCGTTGTCGTCAAGAAGATCACCATGGAGGCTTTTCGCCGGGTGATTATGCGGACCCCGGTAGACACTGGCAGGGCGCGGGCAAACTGGTCGGTGTCCGAGGGGAAAATCGGGACCACCTACGACATCGAGACGACCGACAAAGCGGGTATAAAGACCGTCGCCACAGCGGTACGCACTGTCAACGGGTGGGAGTGCACCGGTTCAATCTTCCTCACCAACAACCTGCCGTACATCCTCAACCTTGAACACGGACCACCAGAGGGCAGCAAGGTCAAACTAACCGTGGCAGAAATGCAAGCATGGGCGAAACGGGTGAAAATCGATGGGTAGTCCAATCCAACCAATAGAGGCGGCATTCGCAACCAGCCTCGCAGCACTCGCAACCGCACAAAGTAAGTCGGTAGCCTGGCCGAACGCGCCGTTTACGCCCTCAACCGGAACAGAATACCTCAAAGCCGACCATTTACCCGGTGAACCGTTCCAGGCCGAACTAGGCACCGATGGCCTCAACTATCACGCAGGAATCTACCAGATCACCGTTGTTTACCCTGCCGGGGTTGGAACAGCATTACCAGGCGCACTCCGCGACGCAGTAATCAACGCCTTCAAACGCGGGACCGTGCTTTCCTATGGTGGCGTCTATGTCACCGTGACACGGGCCTACGCCTCACCGATGATGATTGACGCTGATTGGGTCAGAATCCCGGTCAATATTGAATACAGAGTTTTTGCC